CCAGTCATCGTCTGACAACGGGTTTGCATAAGCATCACCCTTGCCGTTGTAAACCCACAGAGTGGTACCGGCACCTTTTACCGGCTCAAGGGGATTTGGTGTTGCCATATCGTCCTCACATCTCGTAGGTAATTTTCCACAGGAGATCTGCCGATCCCCACATCATAAACTCATCATCCCGGCGGTAGTCATACCCCTGAAGATTCATCTTCAGCAGTAATGCACTGAGCCCGGGAACTGCCTCCAGCGCAGGAAGAATTTTTTCTTCCATCCACATATCCAGTGCCGAGTCCGGTTCTTTTGCCCTGAGAAAAACCTCAATATGCAGTGTCGCCTCCCAGGTTCCCTCATCAACGAACTCGTCAGCAGCAGACGCATCTGTCAGGTAAACAGCAACAGCAGGCAGTTCCTGTTCATCAATAAAAACCGGGCGACCGTCAAACCAGCTCACCCTCTCAGAAATATTTTCTTTCAGGGCAGACAGAACTGCCGCCCGTATTTCACGGTGTTTCATACACCCTCCCAGTCATTTTCTTTTCAGCACCAGGCGTAACTGATGCGTCATGGCTTTCATCATCTGCGCCGGTAATTTTTCCCGGTACATCCGGTCCCGTTCACGTTCAAAGGTTTCTGCCAGCGGTCCGGCAGTCGTAATCTTCACCACTTCGATCGGCAGACGGTGGCGTTTCGGCCTCCCTTTGCTGTCCGCGCCGGTGGATGATGATGCCCACGGCATACGCTGCATCACATGCCAGCGTCCGTTAGCCAGCCGGGTGATAAAGGCGTCCGGGATCCGTCTTTTCCCCACAATCAGCACACTGCCGCCCCCTTTCAGGGCCGCACGCTGTCCTTTCTTTCTCCGTTTTCTGCGGGAAAGTCGAACGCGGGCCTCCCCCAGTTTGATGGCGGGCAGGTTGCCGGTATTGATGTAAACCTTTGCGTAAACCTTATCCGGTCGTGCCGGACTTAACCGGATGCGGGCACGGATAAGACGACGGGGAACGGCCAGCTCCCTGGCAACTGAAGAGGCCGTTTTCGCAATAATGGCCCCCGCCACGCGGTTCAGTGTCGTGGCAGAGGCCCGGGGAACGGCACGGCGATCAATTGCATCCAGATTTTTCATGGCCTGCGCCAGACCTTTTATTGCCATACTCATTCCTGTTCGACAAAAATCCGGGGTTTACCGTTGTACGTGTCATAACGGGTCACCGTCAGTGTGCGCCCCGCAAACACAACAACATCATGACGGGCCGGACGGTACCGGGCTGAAAACACCACCAGTGACAACTGGCTGCCCGAAAGCGCCCCCATCTCCGCGGACTCTTCCTCCGGCATCACGTCGTACACGACGCCGTTAATCTCCGCCTGTTTGCCCATCACCCGAACGGTCGCCACGTCCATCCGGCAACACATTCGCGTAAACAGATCAGACATTGATTTTTACCGCCACAGTGGCGCTGTTTGCAGGGGCATTTTCCCAGGCTACCCCCGCTGCCACCGCACCGTCTGCAGCCAGCTGCACAACCCCGTCCTTCAGATAAACCACCGCGCCGGACTGAATGTCGTCAGCAGACTGTTTGGGCAGCAGGAACACGCCTTCGGCAAAACCGTCACCGGCCTCACCGGCAGGAATATCGGTAATGGCCACGGCCACCATACTGCCGACCACCACCGCAGCACCGCTCAGGATGGTCTGATCTCCGGCATTCACCAGTTCAATGGTGGTACCGTCCTGTACAAAATTTTTCGCCATAATGCTGTTTCTCCGGACAGCCCCTGTGGGGCTGTTTTTCAGGCATAAAAAAAGCCCTTTCGGGCAGTGATTGTGATAACGCGGTTATCAGGCCACCGACGAACGCACCAGCCCGCGCCAGTCAAGTGGTGCCACTCCGGCATCAATACGGATTTTTGTGGCAATGCCGTCAGTGGTGAAACCTTCCTGCTGATCAATGTATGGCGTGTCCACACCATCCAGCCAGGCCACTTCAATGGTGTCAGTGCCCTGTGCCGCCGCCAGATACCAGGTTTTCGGGTCTGCCGCATCAAGACGCGCTTCTGCAATCACCTCAGCAAAGTTCTGGATAGGGTTAATGACACCGGCGTTTGCATCCGCCCCTTTCACACTGGCCGATTTGATGGTCTGGTTCGCCACCGTCTCCAGTGCCACCGGTACCAGCATAAAGGCCGGACGGATATTCAGGGCACGATCGCCTTCTTTCTGCAGGCGCATCATCTGACGGGCCGCATCCAGTCCGGAAACGGAGATCCCCCCGGTGGCAATATTTTTGTGATCGGCATGGAACAGCGCCTTACCGTCGGACAGTTTCGGGTTATCCGTCAGCACCTTGTAGACCAGGTCACCAATCGTTGCCTTCGCCGCACGCCCCATCTTCATCGGCACGTCCACCAGCATATTCAGATCATCATTGATAATGGCCTGGCGGGTGATGGAGAAAATCTCCCCGTAAGTGGCCAGTGCAATGGTCTCCTTGCGATCTGAGGTGGTGATGTATTTATACTCCGCCCCCTCACGAACCTGGCGCAGAGAACCAAAACCGCCCATCCCCACGCGATACGCTGTTTTGAAGTCTGACAGGCGTCCCTTACGGGTCCACTTCTGGAAGGTTTCTTCTGATTCCTCCCAGCCCTGGATCAGCCCCTTGTTCGACACATCCAGCAGAATATTGCCAAAATCAGAGGTGCTGTGCGTCAGCGCCAGCCCGACCATCTGCATGGGGTTATAACTGGCCACCCCAATACCGCGCTCCGTCAGTGACATGCGAGCCCATTCACGCAGGGTCATCCCGTTATAGGCGTTATCCTTCTCGACATTTTCAAATCCGGCACGGGCCAGCATCGCCTGGCGGATCCCGTCCCCCACAAAATTGCCGTTTCCGGCATAAATATGGGCCGGTGTATTTTTGTTGGTCGGCGAGGACTCCTTGCCCATTTCATTCAGCAGTCGTTCACGGGCCATTTCCAGCGAACAGTCAGGATCAGCCACGCACTGTGCCTGAAGCGTCTGATAGCGACCACCGAACATGGCAAACAGATCGTTAATGCCTGACATGCGGGCTTTCTGTTCTGCCATAACGCGGGCGCGAATGGTCGCCTCATCAGACACTGCCGGTACCGGTGATGGTTCTGTTACCGCCGGTGCAGGGATTGTCACTGTGGTATCACGCGGGGCACTGTTGCGTGGCGGAGTAATCATGTTTCGGATGGATTCCGGCATCTTTTTAAATTCCTCTGTACGTTTTGACTGAATACATGCCATTGCCTCAACAGCGGGTGTCACCTGGTCAGCAAATCCGTGTGCCAGACATTCGGCACCGGACATCCAGGTTTCATCCGCCAGCATGGCGGCAATTTCATCGGTGGTTTTTCCGGTTTTCTGCGCATAGGCTGGCAACAGTACCGATTCGACTTTATCCAGCAAATCGGCATAACTGCGCATATCCTCAGCATCCCCGCCACTGAATCCCCATGGCTTATGGATCATCATGAAGGCATTTTCCGGCATAATGACCGTATCACCGGCCATCGCAATCACAGATGCCATCGAGGCGGCAACGCCATCCACATACACGGTAATGGTCGCCCCCTGATTTTTCAGGGCATTAAAAATGGCGATGCCTTCAAAGACATCGCCACCCGGTGAATTGATATGGAGATTAATGTGGGTGATATCACCCAGTGCATTCAGTTCGCTGACAAACTGCTTCGCGGTAACTCCCCAGAAACCAATCTCGTCATAAATATAAATATCCGCGTCACCCGGCCCCCCAGCCTGCATCCTGAACCAGGATTTATTCTTCATGCTGGCTTTCGGTGTCGCGCTGATACTGTCGTTCAGTTCCGGCACTGTTGCCTCCTTTGTCGTTGACGGGGTCAGTATCAAAGACCAGCCCCAGTCTGCTGTTTTCATCAATTTCAGCCTTGCGGCGACGTTTGACCTCATCCGGATTGCGCCCACCAGCACGCACCCAGTCAGATTCTGTCGCTGCACCACCCCGGATCTGAATTCTCCAGGCTTCAGCTTCCTTAACCGGGTCGATCCACGGCATCACCGGACCGGAATACGTCGCGTTATATAGCGTTTTCATCTCCACATCCGCCGGAATTTTCAGCAGACCTGCCGCAACCACCATATTCAGCCATGTCCGGTACACCGGGCGGGTTACCGCGCCAATAAAACAGTCCTGCAGGATCAGGTAACCATCCGTGGACTCGACCAACTCCTGCCGCTGGGCGCTGTAGGTGCCGTTATAGTTACGCGCCGCACTGGAAAAACTCAGACGACTGCCTGCTGCCACTGCACGCAACTGGCCGTTGCGGAAAGTTTCAAGGTTGGGATTGGGACGGTCAGATTTGACCATGCCGATATCCTCGCCCTTGCGCAAATCGTCATAAATAATACCCGGGGTGATATGGACTTCCCGCTCGGTCTCTTTGCTCCCCGGATCTTCATAGTCCTGTCCGTCACCTTTACGGATATACAGTCCCAGCGCCGCAGCAATACGCGCCGCTGTCAGTTCCGCATCCTCATACTCCTTAAGGGCACTGATCCGCATCAGCACCCCCGATAACATGGATGAGCCTCGCGTCTGATGCAGACGACGAGTGAACTTCAGGTGGATCATTTTTCCGGCAGCGATTTCTTTCGTATCACTCTGCCGGCCGCTGACCGGATAATTTTTATAAACCAGATATTTTTTCGGTCTTCCCCACTCATCAAGAAAAACCCCCTGATTCAGTCCGGCGGATTCATCAGTGCGCATGGGAACAAAATCCGGCTCCATCGCCTCAAGCCAGAATGGCACTCCCGCCGTCCGTTCCAGACCGTTTCCCGCACCACTGACCATCTGCGCAAACACTTCACCATCCCGCAGCCAGGTCCGCAGCAGTAAACGTTCAAGCACAGGACGGGTATACTGCCCTGTCACATCCGGACTCACGGACCATTCAGCCCACAAACGGCGGATATCCGCAGCCAGCTCAGCCGCCATTTCCCCGTTTTTTCGTAATGGCTGAGGCTCCACAATAATTCCCCTGGCACCAATCACCCGCTCTTCCAGCTTGTCAAACACACCAATCACCAGGTCATGATTGATATCCAGAAAACGGGCCTGCTCCCGCAGGGAAACCGCACCGTATTTACTGAGCTGATCAGCAGAGCGATTTTCCCGCCGGGCTTTATGTGTCCGGGTCGGTTTCACCGCCTCATAGGCCATGATTAACGCCCTTGAACGCAGTCTGGCTGCTTTCCACCCGGGGGAAAACACGCCGATCACATCATCAATAATTGCCATTAAAACCTCGCCAGTTTAAATCCCGGTTTTCCCCGCCTGCGGCTCACCATCGCGGCAAGCCTGCGTTCCCACTCCTGACGTCCGGCGCGGATCTGAGAAAGGCTTTCCAGCGTCAGTTGCTGCCCGTTGAAGGTGACAGACTTTCCCTCCAGTACGGCCATTTCCGCTTCACGGTACCGCTGTATCATTTCTCTGGCTTCTTCTGTGCTCACAACCAGCCTCCTGATGTTATCCATGGATTATCTTCCGCACGCTCCGTCCACAGTTTTTTCTTCCGGCGACGGCGTTTTTCTGCCCCGGCCGTCAGTTCCGGGGATACCGTTTCACCAGAACGCTCCTGCGGGAAGACGAGCCACGTTTCCCGCTGTGCCCAGTCCGGTGCGGAGGGCCAGCGGATCTTTTCGTAACCATGCAGAACGGCAAGCGCATCCGCATAAACCAGCAGGTCAAACGCTTCGTTAGCGCCCCTGCCCGGTTTTCGCCATTTTCCGTCACTGCCGCGCTCTTCATAGGTCAGCTCATCGTAAAACCACCGCCCCAGCCAGTCGGGAAAGTGGATATAGTTCGGCCCTGGTGTGTCACGCCACAGGGCATTATTTACACGATCCTTAAACGCATCCGTCTGAACCAGCCACAGCGCGACATCGCCACTGGCTCTGGCACGGCGGGCACTTCTGCCGGTATTATCCGGGAAGGTTCGGTTAATCAGCCTGTCACGGCGAAGTCCATCCCCCTTGAACAGAAACACCCTGTTGCCCAGTCCGTCACTCCGGCAACGACGCCAGAAACGATAGGCGTTATCTGTCACCCCGGCTTCCCCTCCCGTATCCACCGCCATGGCCATCAGACGCATGCGCACATCCGGATCAGAAGCCAGCGGCCATGTTTTATGGAACACATCCGTCAGCAACAAATCCCAGTCCTCCGGATATGCCGCCGGATCAACCGGCAGACTTTCACCGTTGGGACTGCAGCGCAGTGAATGCCGGATGTTGTAGCGATCAACAATCCAGCGTTCCCCCTGCTCTCCGTATCCGGTGATCTGCACAACAAAACGGCGATTTTTACCGCCCTGTACGTCAACCGTTGCCTCAATAAAACGCACACCATCCGGCACAGATCTCCGGGGAAACGGCTCGGCACGCTGTTCAAGCAGTTCACTTTTACGCTGTTCCGTGGCTGAACGGGGCAGATAGGGTCGTCCGATATCGGTGTTCACCACCGCTTTCAGGGTCTCTTCACTGCCGGTTCGCTCATACTCTTCTTCTGCCGCCAGCAGTTTAAAAATCAGTTGTTCCCAGGTCTGAAACGCCGCAGCCGGCCCCTCCATCCAAAATGACGCAATCCGGGAGTTTCGTGGCGTTCCGGTGATACTGCCGTCCGCCGCCGCCCGTTCACCTTCACGAAGCCAGATCCCCTGGTTATTCAGTTCGCGTTTCTGCTCAGGGGCGATCAGCCCGCGACAATGCGGACACATCAGACGGGCAGCCTGACCGGCAGCCACAAAATCCGGGTTATTCCGGTATCCGGTCATGTTATCCATCACCGGCTGAAAATATTCCCCGCAGTGCGGACACGGCCAGTACCACCGGCGGCGGTCTCCCCGGTTATACAGTGACAGGATCCCCGTTGTTGGCGGTGCCTCATGTGCGCCACCACAACGCCATTTGGTATCGGTGATATCCCGCCCCGGTGAACTCTCGACCAGGGTCATCCCCGAGGACATAAAGGTGGTGGTACGCTTTGAGGCCAGCGTGAAGGCATCCCCTTCCCCGTCCACGTTTTCAGGGAAACGGTCATAATCCGTCAGCGCCACACGACGGTAATCCGAAGAGGAAAAGACGGTGATCGACGGCCAGCCAATCTTCAGGAAGGAGCCGTCAAGAAACATTTTATCGTGGACGTTGTTGTCATTACGGGAAGGACTGAGGCGCTTGCTGACCTCCGGACTGTGGCGAAACGTCCTGGAAAGACGCGTTCTGGAATGCTCACGCGCCTTCGTCTCAGTCATCTGCACCACCAGCATATCCGCCGGATCACAGATGATGCCGTACACAATCCAGCCATCAATCAGCCCTTCGGTTTTCCCGGTTCGCGCAGGTCCCACAAACACCACCGCGTCATATTCACGGGCTGATAATGTATTAATGGGGTCAATCATATAGGGCGTCAGCGATGACTCCCACGGACCGGAAGTATTGGCTCCCCGTGGAACCCGCATATAACGCCTGATGGCTTCCGCTACTGGTAACCGGCTGGGTGGGCGAAACAGCGAGGCCACTTCGCGCCAGATATCGGATGCGCGGCTATGGCTCTCGTTCACCTGATTCACATATCGGCCTCATCACAACAGTCAATGACTGCCTTTTCCAGTGTGTCGCGGATCTCATCAACCACAATCTGTACTTCATTCAGTTGTGATGCGGTCCACCCCCTGTCCCTCTCCAGCCGGTCAGGCCAGGTTTCCAGTACCTGAACTATCGCTTTCACCACGACAGAAAAGGACCGCCTGACATCACTGACTGGCACAAGCTGACCAGTTTCCTGCTCAAATTTCAGTCGGTCACGTTCTGACTGGTACCATGCTTTACGCGCATGAGGATCCATTTCCTCGTTATCTACAGGCAGAGGAGCTTTCATCAGCTCGGCAAGGATATCTGTCAGTCGGTACAGTTTGAGATTGCTCTCATGACCACCGGCTGGGCTTATGTTTTTTACCCGAGCCGCAACAGTCTGTCGATGAGCACCGGATAATGCGGCCAGTTGGGAAATATTCAGATGCAGATTTTTTAATTCACGATCCATAACTCCCCCTGAAAATTATGTAAACACACACCAGTGATGAACAAAAAACAACCAGATTCGACACTAAAAATTTTTATTTTTCTATATATCAACAACTTACACTGGTGGTGATGGTGCCATAAAAATCAAAAAATGCGCCTTTTTCCGCGCCGCCCGCCCCGTGTTCAGGCCCACCCCACCAGGAGGACCCGCAAAATGATAATGGTTATCATTTGTAATGTAGTCCGGTTTCTTCCACCATCGCACCGGACCAGCGACTATGAGGGGACAACGCCGCGCTCCGTTAACGCGGTAAACCCCGGTGTGTATCGTTTTTGATTATCCCCGCACACTCGCGCAGAGGAGTCTCCCTGTCGGGCTGCGGTCTCTGTTAATGAGGGAATACAGCGACGATACGGCGCATCCGCAAAACTTAGTTCAGGCACTGAGTGCGGATATAGTCCTGTGCCCCTTCCAGCTGCTTCTGCATTGTCATCAACCGTTCTCTGAGGATGAAATAATCCCGTTCAGCGGTGTCTGCCAGTCGGGGGCCGGTTGCATTATCCACGCCGGAGGTGCCGGTGGCTTCACGCACGGTACCGGAGCAGGTGGCGTTGATCCGCAGGCGCTTACGACCAGCGGCAACATCAGCACGCAGAGTTTCATTTTCAGCTCTCGCATCAGCTAATTCCCTTGAGTATTTTGCATCGAGCGCAGCAACATCGCGCTGGCGCACCTGCATATCAGTAATGGTTGCGTTTGCCAGCTCCAGCTCTCTGGCTTTTTTATCGCGCTGCGCTTTGTAGGTGATGGCGTTATCACGGTAATGATTCAGCCCCAGACTAAGCGCACCACAGGCCACCAGCAGGGCAATGATGACCACACACAGTACGCGGTTCATTTCACCACCAGCGTATCTGACCGATGAAATAACCGGAGACCATAATCACAAACACCAGCCAGATAAGAATGAACTTCCAGGTAGATAATTTTTCAGCCATCACTCAAATCTCCCGAATCAGTTTGCTAAAATCAAACACACTTTCTCCTTTGACTTTTCCGGAGTCAGGAAACACAAAACCCCACCTGCTGCTAACAAACGGGGTTTTTACTTTTATTCACTCAGGTTTTGCCAGTTCGCAGGATTTCGTGTTATCCGTCCGCGTTGGCCAACGTCATTTTTCAGCAAAATATTCTGCTTATCTGTCGATACCCCAGCACGCCAGCGCGCTCTCCTGGTCACGACGGGATACCTGACCATAGCAATTATTTGAGCGGATACGGCAGTCTCTGCCTCCGTCCTTAATCCACCAGCGAATCGCTTCACACGCTCCCCTGCGATCGCCTGCATTAATTCGTTTATAAAACGTCGACGGGAAACACTTACCGGGGCCAATGTTATACGGGCAGAATGACGCGATCCCCGCTTTCTGGGGTTCAGTCAGTGGCACTTTGATGTTTTTCTCCACCCATGCCAGCGCCTTATCACGCTCAATGGCGTTAACCCGGTCGCATTTCCCCTTCGACAGCTTCATGCCAGGAATAACAGGCTTACCATCCACCCGGGTGGCTCCACGGCAGATGGTCCAGATACCCGCACCATCACGGTATGCCGTGGTGTGGTTACCTTCTTTTTCGTCAAGAAACTGGTCGAGAATTTCAGGCGCAGAAGCACCTGCGGCAATCAGCGCCAGAACGGCAGCCGACAGGCCGTATTTGATTTTTGTGTTCATGGATATATTAAATATTCAGCCGCTGTCCCAGGCCCACTAAATACGCACTTTCAGATAAGTCAGTCCGGGATGAAGCCAGTAAGCCGGCACTTTTTTAAAGGGTGGAGTATTAAAATTACGAAGAAGAGCCTCCCGCACAATTGCATCCTTATCAGCACCACTGGCCAGCGCTTCAATCTCAGCGGCTACCTGCAGATACCCCATGCAACGACCAATGCGCTGCATCAGCCCCTGTTTTTTATTGTTCTTCAGGTAATCAATGGCAAATTCAATGAGCGTCTCACTGTGCTGGTGCGATGGCAGTGTTACTTTTCCATTTTCTGATATGGTGATTTTCCCGTCATCACCGGATACAACAAAGGATGGCCGGTTACACTCCCATTCCAGCTCACTGCAATTATCATTATGAATACTGAAACACTCTGCGAGATTTCTGCTCATCACTTTCCGACAATAATCGTCAAACGCAGCAAACTGCTCATCGCGGCGTTTTTTTTCATCTTCAGAAGGCATCAGCGCCGACAGTTTTTTATTCAGTTCAGCAATTTCATTTTCCAGACGACTGAAGCGCTGATTCATTTCTTCATGGTTCATCACCTACTCTCCCCGTGCCGCCTTACGCCTGTCCTCTCTGATTTTGAAATACAGGTTCGTCAGGTACGTCAGCAGACCAAACAGCAGACTCCCCAGCACGCCTATTGCCGCCCACTGAGACGGGGAAACCCTGTCCAGCAACTGCAGGAACCAGTAGCCCGTTCCCACCGCTGACGTGGTGTATGACACACCTGTTGTGATTTTTTCCATCTGGTTCATACCCCGCCTCCCGCAATCCGGAAGCTCACAACAATAAAAAAGACCACCGGCACACACCGATGGTCCCTGACGCATGCTTACATCATCATGTCGCTGTCCGGTGTGGGGTCACCGCTGTCTGAAGCACTCCCCTCACCCGCGATGCCTTCCGGCTCCGGAGCTGCCGGTGCGCCCAGCAGTTCATCCAGAATGGCATCCACTTCTGCATCAAGACGCGCTTCCAGGTTATGGCGAAGTTTCTGTTTCAGTGCGCTCCGGACTTCTTCAGAGCGCAGGACTTCCTTCACTGCTTCAGCAGTGACCAAGGATGTAATTTCTGACATGGGATTTTCTCGTCGAAAGATGTGATTAAGAAAGTTGCCGCTAAATGAGCGGCTCTTCGGGTTTGCTTCCGGCTGACTGACTGGCGCTGATTTTCTCAGCGGCCCTTTTGTCAATCTGTCTGCGCCAGAAGTCACGCATGGCCCTGTACCCACCCGAAAGGAGATACAGCACACAGACCACCGTACAGAAGTACAGCATTAACTGGTTCAGAAATGTCATAATTTCTTTCCGTTATTGTTGACAATAAGAACTGTTTTCATTTAAAAAACCAGAGCACGAAAGTATCGTTCCTTTATTTTTTCTCCATAGGTATTACCACCGCCAGCGTCCATTCCTGTCGCTGGCGGTTTTTTTTATCATGCCGCAGTGTCTGTGCTGTTCACTTCCACCGCAATGCTGTCAATCAGCACCGGGTAAGTCGCATTCCTGGTAATGTCTGTCACATGCAGTTTATCCGCCGCAAAGGCACTGACCGGTGACTGCGTCAGCGTGAACGGTGTGCCATCCTGACCATCAATAACCGGCGCCACCTGCAGGCTGTTATTCCCGGCAAAGCGGAAAGCCAGCGTATGCCATTCGTTATCAAATGCGCCAAAGGTTCCCAGTTTCAGGTTGTTTGTCGCCACTTTCGCATTGTGGTACATCACATTCAGGTCTTTTGCATCTGTCTGGATGTAGAACGCTGCCAGCAGGTTATTCCCCCCGTCTCCGGTCAGGGCAACGCCCTGTGGCAGTGAAGATACCGGCCAGTAAAACGCCATAACATACTGGTTCGCAGCCAGCGCTCCCGAAACCTTAAAGCGGCAGCGAATCTGCCCCCCTTTCTGTAACAGAGCCGCACCGTTGCCCGCGGCGTACTCCAGCACCCAGCTGCTTTTACCGGCTTCCTTGGTCAGCTTCACTGCCTTACCTCCGGTTCCCTCCGCATCGCTGACCACTTCTGCCCTGCCGCCACTGGCTGACCATCCCTGTACTTTCAGGCTTCCCTCTGACTCGCTGGCAAGGTAAGAGAGCAGTGTTGTGACGCCTGTGGCTTCTGCACCGGAAGGCGATGACGGGCGCACCTCTGATACTGTCGATGATGCCCCCGCGTTTAGCGCCACTCTTCCCGCATGGCGCAAAATCGCCGTTGCCAGACGGTCGGAAATAATCCCACGGCGTGCCCAGGCGCTGAAATGGCTCGCCCTGTCCTGTGACGTCCAGGTGGCTGAGCTGTCACGCCATTTCGAACCGTAATATCCGATACCCGGAATGTCCGGGTCTTCTTCCGGTTTGTTCGTCGGCACATTCACCCCGTTCTCATCGGTCATGAACGGTACGAAATGGATATTCTTTTCCGTTTTGTTTTTATAGCTGCCGTACACCGTCTGGTACGTGGATTCGTTCTTCTGCTTCCAGAAATACGTCGTGTCCCCGCATATCCAGGGAACACCGCCAGCAGAGCCACCGACGCACTGGCCTGCCATATCCGCCAGGTCTGCACGGAATTTATCAACCAGCGCACCAAACTGTGCGGCGTGATTTACCGGCGTACCGCCAAAATCAAATTCCCCCTGCATCCACACCACGGCAAACAGCACATTTTTCGGATTCTTCTTCAGTGCTGCTTTTGTTCGACCGATAAGGTCCTTATACAGCGGCTTGTCCACACCCCAGCGGGTTGAATTCTCCGAGGCACCACTCGCGTCACTGTATGTGCCATCAGCTCCGGTGGTGAACGCTGAACCACCACGACAGCACGGAACCAGCAGAATGCCCGCATTCGCCGGTATAAACGGCAGCAGTTTTTTGGCGATATGCAGCCCCTGCCCCACGGTTCCGTACTGCCCCTTTGACAGGTCCGCTTTCGGATGGTTAAGACGGCTCATGTCCTGCACATCATGCAGACAATGGTCCGCCGGAATGATGTCGTTATATTTACAGGCGACACCGCCCGGTGTCACCGTACTGCGACGCGCCAGCTGCTTAATGCGCGGGTCCGGACGGTCATATGTCTCCGGCAGCGGAAGACCTTCACCATACGACATGCCGTTTGACTGCCCTGCCAGAACCACAACAAAGTAATACCCGGGGTCGCTGGTGGCGCTGATTACTGCACCTTCTCCACCTGTCGGCTTCACCACAACAGGTGTGCTCACATCACCTTCTGCGACAATCGCCTGAATAAGTGCTGCGCCATCATCCGTATACGAAGAAAACGGCCCACCATATGGTTGCCATCCTTCACGAATTTTTTGCGCAAGTGCATCAGCAAGGTCTGACGGCGACGCCGCCCTGACAACATCATAATGTTTAAATGTCATTATTCCTCCCGGCCGGGATAGTGTATTAAATCAGATATGGAGTGGGCTGTAGTCCGGAAGCCTGAATGACACACGGGGACTACAGCCCAAGAAATGAAAAAAGGCCACGCAGTTGCGCAGCCTGATAAACCCTGGTTAAAATCCACACGATAACAACACAACAATATCAGTATCTCATGCTATTGCCCGAACCCATTCGGGCATTTTTTACCCATAAAAAATGCCCCTCCGGAGAGGGGCATGTTTGCATGCACATTCTTTTTCTTGCATGGTGCCGGGTGCCTCCCGGTGAATTCAGTACCAGCACCTGAATCCGCGATTATCCCATATACCTACTCGCTGATTGCCCCTCCGCACAGGGGGATTCACCATGCCAGTTTCTTTTAACAAACTCCCCGCAAACCAGACAACAGTCAACCGCCTGAATTGTGAGACATTTAAAAAAAAGGCCCGCAAAAGCGAGCCAGGGAAAATAAGTGTGGCGCGTTGTACTGGATTCGAACCAGCGACCTGGCGATTATGCGTCGCTCGCTCTCACCACTGAGCTAAAGGGCCGGGAGCAGAATAATAACGGTCCGTAATTAATTCCGCAATAAAAAACCCGCTCAATGGCGGGTTCTGGTAAAGTTCATGCGCTTGGTTCGCCTCGCGATACAGCTTTGCGAAGCGTACCGGAATTGGAGCAGTTTATGGCTAAAATTGCAAGAACTTTTTAAAGCTGCATCAGCCTTTCCACCAGTTTATCTCTGCGAACAACAAACCAACCATTGGCTCTCGCCAGTTCCAGCCATGACTCAAGGGAAATAACAATATCATCATCCCGCAACTGAATTGTGGAAACAGTGACACCGCCTTGCTGATAACAGAGAACTCGCGTGTCGTAACTTTTCTGGCATGAAACTGGCGTTGACGGATCCTTTTGACTGAAATAGCAGTCTTCCAGTTTTTCGAACACATCCCACGCCTGATCGGTTTCGAGCATTTTGGCGTGACGGGCTGCTCCGCGTTCTGTCCAGAGGATGAGGGAGCGAACGTTACGGGCAATTTTCACAGAAACCCTTAAAGAGTTTCTGTGCTTCAGTTCCCGTAATTCATCGCCTTCGATCAGGAAAAAGTGCTTTCCTTCAATAAACCGCTCTTTGTTTCTATTGAAATTATTTGTCAAACGCTGGCGTTCTGTTCCGTACAGCTCAGCCAGAAGTTCTGTTGTTATAACAGGAAGGTGTTGATGTGTAAGTGATGGGAGGTTTTCAACAGATACGTTGTTCATGAATATGTCCTACTGAATATTTTGATTTACCCCTTTTGAGAGGGTGACCGGGCGCTCAAAACCGTCAGTAGTCGGCGGGCGTATTCCCATTGCAGGTATTGTATTAGCCGCACGCCCGGTCATAAACCAAGAATTCTGGACATAAAAAAACCGCATGTCTGTCGGGCGCGGTAACCGCTACTGAAAAGGTGTTTTGAGCACCGCCAAGGAATGTAATCTGCTAACATGAAACTGTCAATACATTCATGTTCCAATCATCGTGGTGGCGAACTGTGCAGGGTTAGCACTACCGGGTACGGAAACCGGCGAGCCTTTCGGCTCCCCCACACAGCCCGCCATAAATCGCGAATGTGACTGTGCAAACGATATGAAAAAAGACGCGGGCGCGTCTCATATCGCTCCGTAAACATCCGGGGTGCTAATCCCGACGCCAGATTTTGCTGGCGCGTGAGGAATATAGCCCCGGATAACAGATTGAGTCAACAGACGGTTTTTAGATCCCCGGAAGAGAATGCATCACGCATCGGCAGATAGAGCATAAACTCTGCCATTTTCAACCATGCATCTATGCGATTACGGCACGTGGCGTAACACCACTCAGGGTGTGAATCATTCAGCAATTCAGCCATTTTTCGCTTAGTCATCCCCCTCCCTTCATATCGTTGCCGGAGGATACAAATCAATCCTGGGTGTTCTGCCAGCACTTCACTAATCACACGATCAATGCATAACGCCTCTGCATCAGTACAATGCGCCAACCAGCTTTTTTGCTTACCGTTGATCATATCCCGCAAAAAAGCCTCAAGTTCAGGTTTGTCCAGACCTGCTTTTTTCATCCTCCGGAGCGCCTCGTTAATTGCCGTTTTTGTCAGCTTTTTAGAGGTCAGCAACTGGTTGAACATATTTCCCGTCTTACCGCCGCCAATATACGACCAGCGCCCCCACATGCGCAGTTTTCCCTGAATCCAGACACTTTCCAGCGTGGTGAGACGAAGGTGTTCCCCGCTTTTGCCTGTATTTGTTGGGTAAATCATAAATAACCTTCCTTTCTCCAGATTTCTTGTGTGCGAAAAACACCTTCTGCATGCATCAGGCGCAATTCTTCTTTGGTGTAATCGCTGGTTTTTACCCGCCCGTCGATTAAATCGTGGCACGAGCTACAGGCAATTGCCGCCTGCATATCGTGTGGTTTTGTCGCTGTTCCACACGTCCCCGCCAGCCTGTAATGCGCCAGCACGGACGTTTCGGGATTGTGATTGCAGTAGCCAGGAATTCTGACTGTACACATCTGACCTTTTGCCGCTTTACGTAAATCCACCATTACGCAAACTCCAGTAGCTGCGCGGCCACATTTTCGACTTGTTCCGGAGAGGAAAATTTACGGAACAGGATCCAGTTCCACAGTACATTCAGCACAGATTTATAAACCTGCTGAAACTCGGTTTCGTCCATATTCGCAAACGCGATGGATTTCGCCCTGCGCCCACGGCTACCGTCCGGATAAAAATGCTCGGTGTAAAATCCGGCCTGAATGGTTACCCACTCGCGGAAAGCGTCAAACGACTTTAGCAATGCCGTATCCCGGGTTCTGCATGTCGCAACTGTATTAAGGTATTGCTCTGCGGCATCACTCAGGGCTGGAGTGTGTTCCCGACCTACTGATTCGCACAGGTAATCAACGAAGCCTGATACCAGTTTTCGTTCGCGAGGCGTGATCGCCCCACCGACCGGAGTCCAGTAATCGAATCCCAGTTGCAGGAGTTTGAAAAAACGCTTGTGGAACGCGTAGTTACGCACTCGCTTAAAGTCCGCGTGTATCCACTCACCTATTTTGATTTGATGCAAAAAATCGCAACTCTCCGGCGTCGCCGGGAGAAGTAATCCGGAAGAGGTTTGTTTGACCAGTTGTATATGCGCCATCGTAGTTCTCCGCTGGCGCAGTAGAATGGGTGTTCAGCCCGTTATGTAGTATAACAGAATTAATGCCAATACTAACAGGATGCTCTGACTCGCAATTCATCCAGCAGTTTATCATTTCCCATAATGTCACTTACCCTCATCGGTAAAAAAATTGCCTTTCGACCATTACGATACATCATTGATTTTGGGGTTTCAGGGAAGTAATCCATTTCGACTATAACTGACAGGTCATCACGACGTATGACTGCGTATTTGCTACTAAATAGTTTTTTTATTTTTTCCACGATGCCTCCAGGTTTATAAGTACAAACGGTTATATTCACATAGAGACAAAAATATTAATCTGAAAAATATTTATTTCACGTCGTATATTTGATTATTTAATGTGCAGGTGCAATGACTTTTATTTTTTGTTGTGTATATAATCAAATATATGGTTATTTTTCACCCTGCGCATTCAGCGCGCAACAAAAAACCCGCCGAAGCGGGTTTAGTGCGGGTGCGTTGAGGATGCCTGACACATGAGAGGTGGCGAGGGATTTCTCCCCCGCCTGGTCTCTTACTCCTCAGATTCGTAAGCTGTGAAGACAGCGACCTCCGTCTGGCCGGTTCGGATTCGTACCTCGCAGAGGTCTTTCCTCGTTACCAGTGCCGTCACTATGACGGTTAAACAGATGACGATCAGGGCGATTAACATCGCCTTTTGCTGCTTCATAGCCTGCTTCTCCTTGACCTTTCGGTCCGTAAGAGGCTAATCTCTATGTGTCGCATAGATATGGCCTCAGATTAATGTTAAGCGTCTTGCAGGACGCGTAATGTTAACTGGGGCTTTTCTCTATCTGCCTTTTGGTGATCATGCCTGAGGCAGATAGCCTCAAGCACCCGCTGCAATTCTACTTAACTCTCCTTTTCCCGCAAACCGTTTTTATCCCCAGCGGCAAATCGAATACACCACCAGCGCCACCGCGATTCCTACCGTTGTGAATGCTTCAGGCCAGGTCATTGATTCACCTTCTGCTCAATATTTTTAAGGTCATTTTCCGCATACAGTATTGCAGTTCTTGCTGCCCGCAACCGTGCTTTGGTGTTCTTTTCTTCACGCTCGAGGCTGGCAACAGATTCGCGGAGCTGATCGCGTCTGTTATGAAGCTGTCTAATCTCTCTCACCACAGCCTCACCATCGTTCGCACACCGCAGAACATACTGAAAAGGGTCCACAACACATCCGCACTGCAAGCACAGGATAACGCGATCCTGTTCATGAACCTCAATGGCCCGATGCTTACAGCTCTGTTGTGTGTAGTTTTTTCTGCCAGTTACTGTAATGTTCAGCAGCTTCTCTTCATCGCGCTTTGGCTGCACCAGTGTGATGATATTATCGCCTTCATTTTCCATCAGCTCACCTCCTGCGGCGGTTCCGGTAATTTCATCCAGTGAGTTGCCTGCTCAATACCATTACCCGGCTTAATCGTTGCATCTCCTCGCCGGAATGTGCTTCCGGTATAGCGTGCAGAGCATATTAGCGGTTCAACCAGAGAGCTATCGAAATTCACCGAAATAAGCACGTTCTGGCCCTTTTCAGGCATTCGATCACTACAGCTTATCCAACCATCCGGAGTTACCGGAGAGTTGCCGGGTTCTTTAATGTGCAAGCGAGGCTCACCATCTTTTGGTTCAGGCCACTGGCGCTTCATGTTGATCTTCAATTTATCTTCCATAGCAGCGGTAATTTCAGCATCGCTGATGCCAGCACGGCGCTGTGCATCCCACAACAGAAACTGCATATCAGCCCACTCGCCAAGATCGTCTGGTTCGGCTGCGGCTTCCAGTGCCTCTTTTGAGAGATGTTTCAGCGGACCAATGGGGCCAACGCAGCCAAATGTGGAGTCAGACCATTTGGCATGCTCGTGGCGAATCTGTTCGCGTTCCAGTGATGCCAGTGCAATTCGTGCCAGTTCCATTTGTTCGCCACGAGTAAGTCCGTTATCAAGCGGATTTTTAATGAATAATTTGATACGTTCTTTGGTTATAGCGCTCATATCACTCTCCTTTGATGCGAATGCCAGCGGCGCGGATTGCAGCGATGACTTCAGAAACTTTGTATGCCATTACCGTTTGGTAATCATCGTGATAATCTGTTCGATGAAGCATGCTGCTACGTTCCGGGAGCGATATTTCCCGAGCATCCAGTTCCTTAACGCGTTCCTCCAGTTCGTAGACCCTGCATTGTTCTCTATCATCAATCAGATATAACCCAAGACATTCGCTTTCTACCCAACCACCAAAATCATGATCGTAACGCTCACATGAAAACTCACCGTCACCGTCCTTTGTTGGAATGGTGTAACTATCTAATGGGCCACCATATGTCGGCACATTTCCCAATGTTGGATGCTCAATCCACATGAAAAATGCACGTCCGGTTATTGGGCAAATATCTGGCCGCCATTGGTTACGAACAGCCTTGGTTTCGGATAATTCTTCAGCGTGTTGTTTTACTTCCTCAAGCTCAACTCTCAGCTTCCCTACCGTTAGCGCAATATCCTCGTTCTCCTGATCACGGCTTTTGATGTATTGCTGGTTTCTTTCCCGTTCATCCAGCAGCGCCAAGACGGTAGCCGGATTGGCTGCGGCGATGAATTCTGCGTTTGCATAAGCCTGAGCATCTGTTTCAACCAGGCAGTTAACGTGACATTCGGCAATCACGCCACCGGGTTCTCCTTTCCATTTTTGACAAACAAAAACTCCTGTTAAATTGCCGTGCTGGTTAACAGATGTATGCCCTACGATGTAGCTTCCTTTAGTTGCTTTCTCTGCCTTTTCACGTAGCGCCTGATAATTAATTTCGCTCATTCATCGCCCCACTCATCACAATATGCTTCGACCGGAGTTTTTCCTGCTTCATAGTCATCACGCCAGGCTTCAGCATCAGCAGCACTTCCACCGCGTAACTCTGCATAGTCCATTAACAATTCATGCCATTCTTCATAACTGACGTTATATTTAGTTGAACCAAAATCAGCCATTTTGTTCTTCCTCTTCGTCTTTTATTTCGTGATATGAGTAATTGCAGTAGTTAAAGAAAATTTCTTTTGCTTCGTCATGAATTTCATCAGGTGTTGCGTCATCGTCCACTTCGAATACATCCTCAAAATCTCCACCAGCTATTCCCGTTTCAATAATTATTTTGAACTTTCGCATTTCACTACCACCCTTTCGGGTGGCCTCCTGCTGTTCTGAGGGTGCAGAAATCCTTCCGGTTAAGGATTAAATTTTATTTACAACACTAAATTTAATTATTCAGGCGCGCGAATCTGTTCCGCACAATGCAACAATGCTTCTGTCACTTCCTTAAGCGTTACGGTATCGGCATCATCCAGTCCTGCAACTTTTGCGTGCCTGACAAACGCCGCGCAAAGGTCGTTAAACGCCCCAGCCCGCACATCCGACAAGAAAGCGTCGGTGGCTGGGGTTTGCGGCATCCTTCCGTCTATTGCGCAGATATACGCATCAGATAGTTCATCCTGCTCGCCATCAAACACGTAGCAACTCTGTACGATAAATTTATTCAGCCCCGCATTCTCCGCCGCAAGCGCAGCAAGATTAGTCTCCAGCTCTGCAATGCGTTTGCTTTGGGCTTCCCGTTCATCCAACAGTGCCAGCACGGTAGCCGGATTGGCTGCTGCTATGAATCGCTTATTGGCGCGATTATCTGGTCCTGAGCATGATGCTATGTAGTAATTTGCGTTCAGTCCGGCATCAGCAATTAACCCATAATCATCAGAACACCATTCGCCAGGGGTTGCATTTTCTGCCGCCATTCGCAGTGCCTGGTAATTAATGTTGCTCACTGGTTTCCTCCCGGCAAAGCTGGGCGACAATATCGCGATATTTATTCAGCTCCCGCAGCGCGGCACAGACTCGCTCCCATTTCCGGATATCACTTTTCGCCCGACGCAGTTCGCGGTTTGCCTGTCGCAGCGATGGCAGAACCAGATTATCCACTCGCTTCTCAAGCGACTGCACAATGTCCGCCACCGTTTCTGTTTTAATATCTTCCTGTGTTGCAGCCTCCTGTACTGGTAATGCAACACCTGCGGGATGAGGAAAGGCCTTACCATCAGTTTCCGCTACCGATGCTGCTTTCGGCTCTGCTGGTAAATTATCGCCCGGTATGCAGTAACGAAATTTACCGCCCTGATTTACGCGAATCAGACGACCTTTGCTGATTGCCATTGCCAGCGTTGAAGCCACTTTGCGTGATGTGGTACCAAACAATGTAGCCAGCTCATCAGCCGTTTGTGGTCCGCGTTGTTCAATCGTTGCGGTTAAATCGCACTCTGAGATTTTCGCTACTGTTGCTGTGGTGGTTTCTTCCGGCAGTTCTGCCTGCGCTGGCTGTTCCTGCTGAACGTTGTTATCAGCCACACGCCAGGTGTACGCGCTTTTATCAACAAAACCAGCCTTTTTCAGTTCCCATAGTTCGTTCAGCACTTCTTCACGACTGATATCAAGTCGCGCAGCAAGTTCTATGGATGTGGCTTTTCCCATTGCTTTCAGTGCGTCAAAAACAGTCTCCATTAAAATTTCCTCCCGGTAAAAATTACTTCGCAATTCCTGGCTGACCAACATTCGGACGCCAGCTCTCCCAGTTAAAATTCACCCATCGCCCGCCGTTCATGGTCATGCGATCCATAATCCGCTCGCCGAGCAATGTTTTCATGGCCTCATAGTTCAGGTTTGTCAGCATCCCCACGCTGCGCATCGACGCTGTCCGGCGATCAACAATCTGATGCAGCACCACCTGCTCGTTTTTCGTCTCGCGCTGAATGCCAATTTCATCAAGAACCAGCAGATCCACTTCGCACAGCTCCCGCAAAAATTTTTCGCCTGACTGCCCGTCGTCATAGCTGGCGTGCAGGGCGCTCATAACATCAGCCACGGTAACCACAATCACTGTCTGACCGTCTTTCAGCAGGCGATTCCCGATAGATGCCGCTAAGTGATTCTTCCCGGTACCAGGTTTTCCGCTGAACGCAAAATTTGTACACCCGGTCATCAGTTCATCGGCGATGGATTTCGCCTGGCTTAACGCGTATCGCTGGCCGTCGTTCTGCACCTGGTAATTCGCAAACGAGCATTTACGGTGCAACGGCTGGATGCCTGAACGATTCAGAATTTTTTCCACCCGCAACTGGCGATTCAGGCGGTTAATCTCCTCGCTACGTTTCTGGCCTTCAGCAAGTTGCCACTCGCGCCACTCCGCTACCGTTCTGAATGGGGCGGTTACATGTGGCGGGGTCAGTCGGCGGATGCGTTCCAGAACGCCGCCTGTCGCAATATTTTTCATGGTCCGTTACCCCCTGAAGCCTGGCGGGATCGCACTGTCCGGCAACGAGACGGTGTTAACCTGTCGGAGCAACGTCTCAGGCCGAACACCTTTCGGCGCGAACAGGCCCTGGTATTCATTGGCGATGCTGTGTCGAATCACCTGCTCAGGTGTAAAACCCTGCTGGCGGAATTTTTCCAGTTCCCGTATCGCCCCGTTAGCGCCCTGCTCCGTTCGAATCGGTTTTCGCAATGCCTGTCTGAACCGGACCCACTCATGCCAGAGTGTTTCCGGCAACCAATCGGGCAGCTCAATAGCCTCCGGCTCGAATTTTTTAGACGCTCGTTTTTGGCGAGGGGGATTTAGGGGGAGATCAGTATTTATATCTTCCTCTTCCTCTTCCTCTGGTAACGCTTTTTGATCCGTTTGTGTAACGATGGCAGCGTTACCTTTTCGTTTCAGTTCGCGTATTTTTGTAACTCGCTCGTTTGTAACCGCCCGTTTTTTAGAGCTTTTTCCGTTATGACGTTCAAAGTTAGGTAGAGAAAGCCCAACGTCATTTTCGACCAGCCATCCAACCTGAATTAACGCATCAGCAAAACCAGCCATAAAAGTGATGCGATCTATTGCACTTTTTGTAACGCCGCGAGCGTTACAATTTGCATTACCGTCTATCATTTGTTGATCCGCCCATGCCCAGAAGCGAATAACCTTCCCTAATGCGGCATCTGGATCAATATTCAGAATCTCAGCAAGCCTGAATATTTCCGGCTTATCCGGCGTAATAACCTCGAGCTTTATCCAGTTTGAAGCCATTTGTTTTCACCTTGTAACGCTCGCAGCGTTACATTTAACTGATACCGAACAAAACAATCCGGCACGATTAATTTCAATCAATGCACTACGACAGAATCGCCGGGCGACCCACCACCGCTGAAATGTGCTTTCCGGTAAACGGCCTGGACTGCCTCATCATGCGCATCAATTGCCGTACTCAACGCTTCCTGCGCCGCCAGTAATGCACGGCGTTCCAGGGTATCGAAGATGCAGAGTCGGTGACGCAGCTCGCGCGGAAGAATTGCCAGAACCGCAGGGATCAGTTTCTGAATTTTTTCCCTTTGCGCTTTCGTTTCACCTTTCAACCAACGGTGATAGATATTCTGCTGATTGTTCCAGTCCTTGCCTGGTACAAGGGGCAATTCGCCGCCCCCCTGGCGCAGATATTCTTCAGTAATGGCATTGGCTACCCATGCCTGCCCTTTTTCAACAGCCAGGGCTAACAACACTGATTCGATATGCTCATGCCTGATTTTCATGAATCAACCGCTCCTATGCTGTTTTCGCTATGCTTACCGTCTGGGGGGAATACATCGTCAAGTCCACAACGAGCGCCAAGCCGATTAAGGGTAGAAACAATTTTTCTGCACTCCTCTAGTCCAGGGGTACGAAAATTTGCTTCGTAATTTGCCAGTCGGCTTTGTATCCACCCTAACTGAACAGCAAGTTGTCTTTGAGACAGCCCAAGCTGTTTTCGATATGTTGAAATTTTGTTCATTGAAAACCTCCGATGACAATTTTAAACACACCTTGTGTTATATGGTCAAGCTGTTTTGTGTTTTATGTAAATCACGATTCGTGATACAAGGATGCAATGGAAAAAGAAAACGAAAAAATTGCCGCTAGTAGGCTCAATGACAAAATTGCAATGCGTCTTAAAGAGCGCAGGCAGAAGCTTGGTTTATCTCAAGGAAAACTTGCTGAAATCTGCGGATGGACGCAATCGCGTATAGGTAACTATGAGGCGGGCAGCAGAAATGTTGGAGTGCATGACGCTGTCGTATTGGGAAAGGCACTTGGCATATCTCCTCCTGAGCTCCTATTTGGAGAACAGGAATCTTCTGAATTGTGGTTAAATGAATCCCAACGAAAACTTCTTGAGTTGTTTAACCAGCTACCGGGCTCAGAACAACAACGAATGATTGAGCTATTTGAAGTCCGGCTAAAAGAAATCGATGAGTATGTAGAAAAATATTTGAGAGGCAGGCTTAAAGATAATCCCCCACCGGAGTAATGATCTTGCTATCACAGTAATATGCCAATCAGCCCGCTATCAGCGGGCTTTTTTGTACCATCATCATATGACATCCACCACAAAACACATTTCGTGTTGACATAAGAAAACGTATTGTGTTTAATAAGCATATCCAAACAACGCCCCACCAGAGAACGGCAGGACAATACCTCGAGTTATCCAGCCACTGAACAGGGCTAAGTAGCCAGCCTGAGGCATACGAACATGACGGCAGTTGTTGATTGATACAAAGCGCAGTAGATAAAACGTTCCGCCACCCGGCGTTAAGGGGAAATGAGGTCAACATGGATACTATCGATCTTGGCAACAACGAATCTCTGGTATGTGGCGTGTTTCCCAATCAGGACGGCACATTCACCGCCATGACGTATACCAAAAGCAAATCGTTTAAAACCGAAGCTGGCGCACGTCGCTGGCTTGCCAAAAATACCAGCTAAACCATTTATTGGATTAATTCAATATTCTTGCTGTAGGGGTATAGCCGAGGCCACCAAAGCCCGGAGGTGGTGAAATAAAACCGGGCACAACACGAAGGCGCATTTCCGGTATCCATAAAGAGTCGGTCTTGTCTGTTAAATTTAAATGGTGGGAGTGCGCCTCCGGTTGTAAATAACGACATTGCTGTGTCTAGTCTTTGGCGGCATCAGTTCTACTCCGTAGCTGCCCTGCCGCCCCTTTTTAAAGTGAATTTTGTGATGCGGTGAATGCGGCTAAGCGCACGCGGCACAGTTAAAAGCATCAGTGTTATGGGTGGATTATCCGGCGTTAATTGTTAACTGGTTAACGTCACCTGGAGGCACCAGGCACCGCATCGACAAAATTCATTTGTAAAAATGGAGATAATTATGATTGCTCATCACTTCGGAACTGATGAAATACCACGTCAGTGTGTGACCCCTGGCGATTATGTTCTTCATGAAGGTCGGACATATATCGCCTCGGCAAACAATATTAAAAAGCGAAAACTTTATATTCGTAGCCTGACTACAAAAACATGCATTTCTGACTGCATGATTAGAGTCTTCCTCGGTCGTGATGGTTTACCTGTAAAGGCGGAGTCATGGTAATGACTAAGAAAATAAAATGTGCTTATCACCTTTGCAATAAAGAAATTGAAGAAAGCAAAATCATTACAAGACCACTTCATTTCATGCGTGGAGTTATACCAACGACGGAAATGAAAAAATATTGTAGTGAAATCTGTGCCGAAAAAGACCAGATGGCACACGAACTTTAATTAACTGACTATCCGAAACTGAATTTATGCCAGCAATGGCAGGGATTCGCTCAACCTTAATTAAGGAGAAAAACATGATTACCAGTTATGAAGCCACTGTTGTTACTACTGATGACATTGTTCACGAAGTCAGCCTGGAAGGAAAGCGTATTGGCTACGTGATTAAAACAGAAAATAAAGAAACCCCTTTCACTGTGGTTGATATCGACGGTCCATCAGGCAACGTTAAAACACTTAACGAAGGCGTCAAAAAAAATGTGCCTGGTGCATATCGGAAAGAATCTGCCCGCAGAAAAAAAAGCCGAATTTCTGGCAACTCTTATTGCAATGAAATTAAAAGGTGAAATCTGAAAGAAATAGCCTGCGTATGGCACAGGCTATGAACAGTGTGTATCCGGCAAGATTATTCACTGAACAAACGAATTTTAATCTGAGTTGAGGTTAAAAAACAATGAGCACCGATAAACAAGTTTACCCACTGTATTACGAAGCAAAAAATGACAAAGTCAGAAAACGTCTCGGTATTAAAGGCGGTTTTTACTGGGCTGAAGCGAAAAAATTATCCATTGCCATCTCCCGTGGTGCTGTTGCGATTGATGATGCTGGCTACGATGAAGATGACTTCAAAAAACCTGTTCGCGTCAATTTGCCCGTTGTTGATGACCTCCCGCCAGAAGGCGTATTTGATACGGAATTCTGCAACCGTTACGAAAAAGGCGGGGAAGATGGCATCACAATGGTATTTATCGCGCCCTCATCCTCTGCGCAGGACAAACCAGCCAGCACTGACAATACCAATGTTAATGGCGAAGACATGACGGAGATTGAGGAGAATATGCTACTCCCGATTTCCGGTCAGGAGCTGCCCATTCGCTGGCTTGCTCAACACGGCAGCGAAAAACCGGTGACGCACGTTTCACGCGACGAACTCCAGGCATTACACATTGCACGAGCTGAAGAACTACCAGCTGTTACTGCCCTGGCTGTTTCCCACAAAACCAGCCTGCTCGACCCGCTGGAAATTCGCGATCTCCACAAACTGGTGCGTGATACTGACAGAGTTTTCCCTAATCCAGGCAATTCAAGCCTGGGGCTGATGACTGCTTTTTTCGAAGCATACCTGGACGCAGACTACACCGATCGTGGTCTGCTGACAAAAGAGTGGATGAAAGGAAATCGTGTTTCACGCATCACGCGCACGGCTTCCGGCGCTAATGCTGGCGGCGGGAACCTCACCGATCGCGGCGAAGGTTTCGTTCACGATCTGACGTCACTGGCGCGCGACGTAGCCACTGGCGTACTGGCTCGTTCAATGGACGTGGACATTTATAACCTTCATCCGGCACACGCTAAACGTGTCGAGGAAATTATCGCTGAAAATAAACCGCCCTTTTCTGTTTTCCGCGACAAATTCATCACCATGCCTGGCGGGCTGGATTATTCCCGCGCCATCGTGGTTGCGTCCGTAAAAGAAGCACCAATTGGGATCGAGGTTACCCCCGCACACGTCACTGAATATCTGAACAAAGTACTGACTGAAACTGATCATGCCAACCCTGATCCGGAAATCGTGGATATTGCCTGCGGTCGTTCCTCTGCCCCGATGCCGCAGCGTGTAACAGAAGAAGAAGAAAAACAGGATGATGAAGAAAAACTGCAACCATCTTGCGCAATGGCAGATGAACAGGCAACGGCTGAAACAGTGGAACCGGATGCAACTGAACATCATCAGGACACGCAGTCGCTGGATGCTCAGTCACAGGTAAATTCTGTTGATGCGAAATATCAGAAACTGCGGGCAGAACTCCATGAAGCCCGGAAAAACATTCCGCCCAAAAATCCTGTCGATGCAGACAAATTACTGGCTGCCTCTCGCGGAGAATTTGTTGAAGGGATTAGCGACCCGAATGATCCGAAATGGGTTAAGGGGATCCAGACCCGCGACTCTGTGTACCAGAATCAGCCAGAAACGGAACATAACGACCAGAAAGCGGAACAGAACGACCCAAATACGCAACAAAACGAGCCAGAAACGGAACAGCCTGAGCCAGTAGTGCAACAACAGGAAACGGAGAAAGTTTGCATCGCCTGCGGTCAGGCTGGCGGCGGCAACTGTCCTGACTGCGGCGCGGTGATGGGCGACGCAACGTATCAGAAAACCTTTAATGAAGAAAATCAGAATGAATATCAGGAAAAAGGTCTGGAGGAAATGGAAGGTGCTGAACATCCGCACAAGGAGAACGATGGCAGCGATCCGCATCGCGATTGCAGTGATGAAACTGGCGAAGTCGCAGATCCCGTAATCGTAGAAGACATAGAGCCAGGTATTTATTACGGAATTTCGAATGAGAATTACCACGTAGGTCCCGGTGTCAGTAAGTCTCAGCTCGATGACATTGCTGATACTCCGGCACTGTATTTGTGGCGTAAAAATGCCCCCGTGGACAACACAAAGACAAAAACGCTCGATTTAGGAACCGCTTTCCACTGCCGGGTACTTGAACCGGAAGAATTCAGTAACCGCTTTATCGTAGCACCTGAATTTAACCGCCGTACAAACGCCGGAAAAGAAGAAGAGAAAGCGTTTCTGATGGAATGCGCAAGCACAGGAAAAACGGTTATCACTGCGGAAGAAGGTCTGAAAATTGAACTCATGTATCAAAGCGTTATGGCTTTGCCGCTGGGGCAATGGCTTGTTGAAAGCGCCGGACACGCTGAATCATCAATTTACTGGGAAGATCCTGAAACAGGAATTTTGTGTCGGTGCCGTCCGGACAAAATTATCCCTGAATTTCACTGGATCATGGACGTGAAAACTACGGCGGATATTCAACGATTCAAAACCGCTTATTACGACTACCGCTATCACGTTCAGGATGCATTCTACAGTGACGGTTATGAAGCACAGTTTGGAGTGCAGCCAACTTTCGTTTTTCTGGTTGCCAGCACAACTATTGAATGCGGACGTTATCCGGTTGAAATTTTCATGATGGGCGAAGAAGCAAAACTGGCAGGTCAGCTGGAATATCACCGCAATCTGCGAACCCTGGCTGACTGCCTCAATACCAATGAATGGCCAGCTATTAAGACGTTATCACTGCCCCGCTGGGCTAAGGAATATGCAAATGACTAAGCAACCACCAATCGCAAAAGCCGATCTGCAAAAAACTCAGGGAAACCGTGCACCAGCAGCAATTAAAAATAACGACGTGATTAGTTTTATTAACCAGCCATCAATGAAAGAGCAACTGGCAGCAGCTCTTCCACGCCATATGACGGCTGAACGTATGATCCGTATCGCCACCACAGAAATTCGTAAAGTTCCGGCGTTAGGAAACTGTGACACTATGAGTTTTGTCAGTGCAATCGTACAGTGTTCACAGCTCGGGCTTGAGCCAGGTAGCGCCCTCGGTCATGCATATTTACTGCCTTTTGGTAATAAAAACGAAAAGAGCGGTAAAAAAAACGTTCAGCTAATCATTGGCTATCGCGGCATGATTGATCTGGCTCGCCGTTCAGGTCAAATCGCCAGCCTGTCAGCCCGTGTTGTCCGTGAAGGTGACGAATTTAATTTCGAATTTGGCCTTGATGAAAAGTTAATACACCGCCCAGGAGAAAACGAAGATGCCCCGGTTACCCACGTCTATGCTGTCGCAAGACTGAAAGACGGAGGTACTCAGTTTGAAGTTATGACGCGCAAACAGATTGAGCTGGTGCGCAGCCAGAGTAAGGCTGGTAATAACGGGCCATGGGTAACTCACTGGGAAGAAATGGCAAAAAAAACGGCTATTCGTCGCCTGTTTAAATACCTGCCTGTCTCAATTGAAATCCAGCGTGCAGTATCAATGGATGAAAAGGAACCACTGACAATCGATCCGGCAGACTCCTCTGTATTAACCGGGGAATACAGTGTGATCGATAATTCAGAAGAATAATTCAGCCTGGCGGTGTAATGCACCGCCAACGCGAGACAGTTTTTATGACAAAAATTATGAGATATGACGATGTTAAACCATGTCCGTTTTGTGGTTGTCCATCTGTTACAGTGAAAGCAATTTCAGGATATTACCGGGCAAAATGCAACGGATGCGAATCCCGAACTGGCTATGGTGGAAGTGAAAAAGAAGCACTCGAAAGATGGAATAAACGAACTACTGGAAATAATAATGGAGGTGTTCATGTATAAAATAACTGCCACTATTGAAAAAGAAGGTGGCACTCCTACTAACTGGACAAGATATTCAAAATCTAAATTAACGAAATCAGAATGCGAAAAAATGCTCTCAGGGAAAAAAGAAGCAGGCGTGTCCAGAGAGCAGAAAGTAAAGCTGATAAATTTTAATTGCGAGAAACTTCTGTCCTCGTGAGTTGCATTATATACAAATTAGAACTTCATAGCTGATTATTAAAAATCAACCACACCCGCCAGTATTCTGTATATTTACTGGCGGTCATATCGTAAGAGGTATGGCAATGAATCTTGTGACACTCAAAACGTGGGGAAAACTCAGATATCCGGATAACCCACCATCAATATCAACGCTGAGACGATGGGCAAGGAATGGAAACATTTATCCTGCACCTGAACTACACGGGAGGAGTTACAGGGTGGTTCCGGAAGCTTTCTATATCAACCCAAATAAGGTTGATACCGATATAACACACCATCAGCCTAATGGGCGACAAGGGAGAGACAGTCCGTTACTGGAGAAGTTAAAACATGCAGCGGAAAAAATACGATCCCAATTTGCCTAAAAACTTAACATATCGAAGGAGGGACAAAGCATATTACTGGCGCAACCCTCTGACGAAAGAAGAATTTACACTAGGTAAAATTTCAAGAAGAGATGCAATCGCGCAGGCAATTGAAGCAAATCATTATATATACAAAAACTACTCTACTGCTGCCTTAATTGAAAAACTTAAAGGGTTCGACTCATTTACTATGGCAGACTGGATTGAACGTTACAAAACGATTCTTATAAGGAGAAAAGTGTCCAGAAATACTTATAAAATTCGGGTAAATCAACTGGAGACAATAAAAGAAAAATTGGGAGAGATTTTACTGACAGAAATAACCACTCGCCATATTGCCGAGTTTCTTGATTTGTGGATTGAAGGAGGGAAAAACACGATGGCAGGATCAATGCGTTCTGTGTTATCTGATATGTTCCGCGAGGCCATTGTTGAAGGACGTATATCTCAAAATCCAGTAACACCAACAAGAGCACCGAAAATAGTAGTTACAAGAGAACGACTGAAACTAAAGACATACAACTGCATCAGGGAGGCAGCAGATCAACTTCCGGCATGGTTCCCATTAGCTATGGATTTAGCCCTTGTAACAGGACAACGTCGCGAAGACATAACGAATATGCGGTTCAGTGATATTTATGATGATCGTCTCCACATCAGGCAAATTAAGACAGGAATGATGATTGCTATCCCCTTGTCACTCAGCCTTCCTGTCGCTGGCCTACGGCTTGGTACAGTAGTTGAACGGTGCCGCCTGGTAAGCCGGGGAGATTATCTAATCAGTGCCGGGATTAGAAAAAACAGCCCTGACGGCAGCATTCACCCGGATGGCCTGACAAAAAAATTTGTCGCAGCCAGAAAATTAACAGGTATTCAGTTCAGTGAAAACCCACCAACTTTTCACGAGATCAGAAGTCTGGCTGGACGATTGTACAAAGAAACATGTGGAGAAGAATTTGCCCAGCGCCTACTTGGTCACACATCGGAGAAGACAACAAAACTGTATCTTGATGAGAGAGAAAAAACGTACTTACTGCTCTGATTTTTACGTAAATGGATTGTTAAATGTATTTTGGTTGTGATATAACCAAAAAAGACCGGAATACAGAAATTCGAGTAAATTTCGGGGAATTTCGGGGAGACGTTTGCAACTAATTGATTTTAAATACAATTAAAAAAAGACCGAATACGATTCCTGTATTCGGTCCAGGGAAATGGCTCTTGGGAGAGAGCCGTGCGCTAAAAGTTGGCATTAATGCAGGCTTAGTTGCCTTGCCCTTTAAGAATAGATGACGACGCCAGGTTTTCCAGTTTGCGTGCAAAATGGTCAATAAAAAGCGCGGTGGTCATCAGCTTAAATGTTAAAAACCGCCCGTTCTGGTGAAAGAACTGAGGCGGTTTTTTATTGGAAATCAAAAGGCTATTTTAGGTAATTAACAGAGTTTTTCAGCTCGTTCTATAAACGGTGCCAGACTCATTTTTTCGCCGGGATTGTTAGGATCATCAATCTGAATCACCGAAATGGGTTGGGTTTTAGTCTTCCCACTGGCAACTTCCTTTTGTGCGATATCGTTTAAAGGATACTGCACGAGGGTACTTGGGTTGATGACATACAAAGCATTACCCGGTCGGCAAGTCAGCATCACCTCTTCGCGATTAAACGCCCATTTGTCTTTACCCACTTCAAAACGGCTGACGGTAATCACCTGCGGTGCAGCCAGCGCCGCTGCAGAACTGGTGAGTAACAGAAACGCCAGAATACTTTTTTTCATCAT